GATGACTTAGTTGACTCTGCTACGCAAGCTCTGATAAGGTTCAGAAAAGGCGGGTTTATACGCTTGCAGACTGACGAAGAGGACGAAGTTCGTTCGTTTAGACGCAAGGTTTCTTACTACTAAGGATAAATATGTCCATTGAAAAATCACTTTACGCCGCACCAGAGGGTATTGAGTCCCTAATGCCTGAAACAGAAGACGATCAAGGTATTGAGATCGAGATTGTTGACCCTGAAGAGGTGACAATTAACATGGATGGTGTGGAAATTCAGATTGGCGGCGAAGATGATGAGGATTTTGACGCTAACTTAGTTGAAATTCTTGATGATTCAGTGGTGACTGGGATAGTGACTGACCTAGTTGGTGACTATGACGATGATGTCAACTCAAGAAAAGACTGGATGCAGACGTATGTAGACGGTTTAGAGCTCTTGGGGATGAAGATTGAAGAGAGAGCCGACCCTTGGATTGGTGCTTGCGGGGTTTATCACCCGTTACTGTCAGAAGCTTTGGTGAAATTCCAAGCCGAGATCATGATGAGCACGTTCCCTGCTGCGGGACCGGTGAAGACCCAGATTATCGGTAAAGAAACCCCCGAAAAGAAAGACGCCGCCGTCCGTGTTCAAGACGATATGAACTATCAGTTGACCGATGTCATGACTGAGTTCAGGCCAGAGCACGAGAGGATGGTGTGGGGACTGGGATTGTCGGGTAATGCTTTTAAGAAAGTGTACTTTGACCCCAACTTTGACCGCCAGACGTCTATATTTGTGCCGGCCGAAGATCTGGTTGTTCCTTATGGTGCGTCTAATATCCAGACATCCCCCCGTGTTACGCACGTTATGCGTAAGACTGAGAATGAGCTGAGAAAACTACAGGTTGCTGGGTTCTACGCTGACATTGACTTGGGTGAACCCAATAATATGTTGGATGAAGTAGAGAAAAAGATTGCCGAGAAGATGGGATTCCGCGCTTTATCGGATGACCGCTATAAACTTCTTGAGATAAACGTAGATCTGGACATCCCAGGTTACGAACACACCGATAAAGACGGCGAACCCACGGGAATCGGCCTGCCTTATATTGTGACCATTGAACATGGAAGCATGAAGTGTTTGGCTATCCGCAGGAACTGGAAGCAAGGCGATAAGTTACACACAAAGCGCCAGCACTACGTTCACTATGGTTATGTGCCCGGCTTTGGATTCTATTGTTTTGGTCTGATTCACCTTGTCGGAGCATTTGCCAAGTCTGGTACGTCTATTCTGCGCCAGCTGGTGGACGCAGGGACACTGGCCAACTTGCCCGGTGGATTTAAGACTCGCGGTCTTCGAGTTAAAGGTGACGATACACCGATTGGTCCAGCTGAGTGGCGCGATGTTGACGTACCAAGCGGGACTATTGCCGATAACATCATGGCTCTACCCTATAAAGAGCCATCACAGGTATTGGCTGCTTTGTTAGATAAGATTGTTGACGAAGGCCGTAAGTTTGCGTCTGCCGCTGACATCCAAGTTGCTGATATGTCGGCCAACTCTCCAGTAGGAACGACACTGGCCATCCTTGAGAGATCCCTTAAGGTGATGACAGCTGTTCAGGCTCGTATTCACTATTCGTTCAAGCAAGAGCTGGCACTCCTAAGAGACATCATCCGCGACTTCACTCCTGATGAATACTCTTACGAGCCCGAACAAGGAAGCCGCAAAGCCAAGAAGTCTGATTACGACTTAGTTGATGTGATTCCTGTGAGCGATCCCAATGCGGCCACGATGGCTCAGAAGATTGTCCAGTATCAAGCGGTGATCCAGCTGGCCCAGCAAGCGCCACAGATTTACAACTTACCTCAGTTACACCGCCAGATGTTAGATGTGTTGGGAGTCAAACACGCTGATAAGTTGGTGCCGTTGCCTGATGATGAGATGCCAAAAGATCCGGTGAGCGAAAACATGGCGGCTTTGAATGGCGAGCCACTGAAGGCGTTTATTTCCCAAGACCAACAAGCTCACATCGCGGTTCACCAGACGTTCATGCAAGACCCTGTGATCATGCAGACAATTGGCCAGAACCCCAAGGCCAACCAGATCATGGCCTCACTACAGGCGCACATTGCCGAGCACTTAGGCTTCTACTACAGAACAATGATCGAGAAGCAAATGGGTGTGCCGCTCCCAGCTCCTGATAAGCAATTGCCTGATGATGTGGAAGTCCAGCTGTCTCAATTGATTGCACAGGCGAGTGCTCAGTTGTTACAGGCTAATCAAGCACAGGCCCAGCAGGCGCAAGCTCAGCAGATGGCACAAGATCCTTTGGTACAGATCCAACAGGCTGAGTTGCAGATCAAGACACAAGAGGCACAGCGTAAGGCTCAAAAGGATGCGACTGACGCCCAGCTTAAGCAGTCACAACAGCAGATTGAACGCGAGCGAATCATGACCCAGAAGGAGATTGATATGGCGCGGATTCAGGCGACTGTACAGAAAGATCAGATGGAACTGGCTCAAGATGCCCAATCAGAGAAGAACAAACTGATGGCTGACATGATGAGGAACAACAAATGATCGACAAGTATCTAAAACTTCTAGCTTCAAAGATAGATGACAAAGTATCCCAACTCCAAATGTCAATAGCTGATGGCAAGGCTGAAGACTATGCGGAGTACAAGAAGATGTGCGGAGAGGTGAAAGGTCTACTCACTGCACGTTTATACATCATAGACCTACAGGAAAGAGTAACGAACGATGATGATGACGAGTGAGATTTCTAATCTCGACATTACCAAGGCAGTGGATTTATCCAAGATCTTGAACACAAAGCCAGAGGAGAAGGCTAAACAACTTCCCCGCCCATCTGGTTACAGAATCCTTTGTGCTATCCCAGAGATAGAGAAGGAATATGGAGAGTCCGGACTCGTAAAAGCGGAAGAAACTCTCATGATTGAGGAAACCCTGACTACTGTGTTGTTTGTAGTAGACATGGGCCCAGATTGCTACAAGGACGCAAGCCGATTCCCATCTGGCCCGTATTGCAAGAAGGGTGACTTTATCTTGATTAGACCCAACTCAGGAACGCGACTGGTCATTCACGGCAAGGAATTCCGTGTGATCAATGACGATTCTGTTGAGGGAGTAGTAGACGATCCTCGCGGCATTCGCAGAAAGTAAGGAACGACATGGCTGAATTTAAATTTCCCGATGAGAAGGATGACATCAAAGTCACCACTGAAGACGATCAAACTGATGAGCAGATCATCATTGACGTAGAAGACAACACGCCAGAGGAAGACCGTAATAAGGAGCCTTTGCCGGAAAAAGTGAAGGAAGAGCTCTATAACGATGAGCTTGAAGACTACTCTACCAAGGTTAAGAAGAAGCTGATTCAAATGAAGAAGCTGGCTCACGATGAACGCCGTGAGAAAGAGAACGCTTTGCGAGAGCAGCAAGAGGCTATTTCGTTTGCCCAGCGGGTGATGGAAGAGAACAAGCGCCTCAAATCTAACCTCAATAACAGTGAGAAGAACGTACTGGCTACGGTTCAGAAGGCTGTTGAGATGGAGATGAATGAGGCCAAGCGCGCGTACCGTGAAGCTTATGACTCTGGTGATACTGATAAGGTGATGGAAGCGCAAGAGCGTCTTACCCAAGCAACCCTAAAAGTGGAAAAAGTTAAAAACTTTAGGCCACAGCCTTTACAAGAGCAAGAAACTCCTGTACAAATGCAACCACAACCAGTCCAACAGGTTCGTCCCGACCCTAGTGCGCAAGCATGGCAAGCGGAAAACCCTTGGTTTGGAGAAGATGAAGAGATGACAAGTCTGGCTCTTGGCCTCCATGAAAGGCTAAAGAGAGAAGGTGTTGCAGTTTCATCACAAGAGTATTACCGCAGGATAGACGCAACCATCCGCAAGCGTTTCCCAGAGAAATTTGAGGAAGAAGCGGAACAAGAAAGTCGCCCAGTGCGCAAAAGCTCGGTGGTAGCACCAGCTACACGGTCAACTGCACCTAAGAGGGTTCGTTTGAATCCATCTGAATTGAACTTGGCCAAGAAACTTAATTTAACGCCCGAGCAATATGCCAAGGCGAAACTTGAAATGGAGGCCTGAAAATGGCTGAAAACAGAAAACCGCGTGAACTTGAAGATAGATTGATGGCTGAACGTCCTAAACAGTGGCAGCAGGCCGAACTTCTACCTGAACCCGACAAGCACCCGGACTATGCGTATCGTTGGATTCGTGTTGCTAATCTGAATGCAGCTGACCCTCGTAACCTTTCAAGCAAACTGCGTGAAGGCTGGGAGCCAGTTACTATTGAAGAGCAACCAAAATTTAGACTGTTAGCTGATCCCAATAGTCGATATAAAGACAACATTGAGATTGGCGGGCTGTTACTCTGCAAGACTCCAAAAGAGTTTGTTCAACAACGCAATGCACACTTTGCGAAGATGACTCAATCTCAGACAGAGGCCGTAGACAATAGCCTTATGCGTCAGAGCGATCCGAGAATGCCTCTCTTTAGGGAGAATAAGTCCTCGTCTAGCTTTGGCAAAGGTGCTTAAATTTTTTTAGGAGTCTTAAATGGCATTCCCTACCGTTTCTAAGACGTATGGCCTGAAACCAATCAACCGATTGGATGGCTTGCCTTACGCCGGAGCGATCCGTCAAATCCCTATTGCGGCCGCTTACGCTACTGCAATTCTCAACGGCGATACAGTTCAAGTTGACACCAACGGCTACTTGATCGCTAACACCACTTCCAACTCTGGCGACAGCATTGGTGTGTTGGTTGGTTGTTCGTACACTAACTCTTCAGGCCAGCCTGTTCAGGGTCAGTTCTACCCAGCCGCTACCTCTACATCAACAGCTTTGGCTTTTGGTTACGTTGTGGATGATCCTAACGCAGTGTTCAAGGTTGTGGCCAGCAGCGGTCAAACCACAGTGCCTACGGCTTTTAGCCGCGCGCTGGTTGGTGCAAACGTTGCTTTGTCTATCAACACTGGTAGCACTATCACTGGTGATTCGTACTATGGTATTGACGGTGCTTCCGCCGGTACTACAGCTACCCTTCCCATCCGTGTGGTTGACGTTGTGCCCGATACTGCAACTGGCCCTGCCAATGCAACCGCCACGACTTACTACGAATTTTTGGTCAAGTTCAACTTGCACCAATACACTGACACCACTGGTGTTTAAGGAGTAAATAATGGCTATTTCACGCGCACAACTGCTTAAAGAGTTGCTCCCAGGTCTGAACGCTTTGTTCGGTCTGCAATACGCAACTTACGATCAAGAGCACAAAGAGATCTACGAAACTGAGACATCAGAGCGTAGCTTCGAAGAAGAGACTAAACTCTCTGGCTTCTCTGCCGCACCAGTCAAGAACGAGGGCTCAGCCATCGCTTATGACAATGCACAGGAAGCATGGACTGCTCGATACAACCACGAAACCATTGCTTTGGGCTTCAGCTTGACTGAAGAGGCTATCGAAGATAACTTGTATGACTCTTTGTCTGCTCGTTACACGAAAGCTTTGGCCCGTGCTATGGCTTACACCAAGCAAGTTAAAGCCGCCGCTGTGTTGAACAACGGTTTCAGCTCTAACTACCTCGGTGGTGACGGTGTCGCTTTGTTCAGTGCATCACACCCCTTGATCACTGGTGGTGTTAACAGCAACATTCCTTCTACTGCAGCTGACCTGAACGAGACTTCCTTGGAAGCCGCCGTTATTCAGATCTCCTTGTGGACAGACGAGCGTGGCTTGTTGATCGCCGCTAAGCCTAAGAAGTTGGTCGTTCCTTCTTCATTGCAATTCGTTGCTACCCGCTTGCTCGAAACCGAGTTGCGCGTTGGTACAAATGACAACGACATTAACGCATTGAAGAACAACGGTTCTATTTCTGAAGGTTACTGCGTTAACCACTTCTTGACAGATACTAACGCTTGGTTCTTGACCACAGACGTTCCTAACGGCATGAAGCACTTTGTTCGTTCACCCTTGGCTAACTCCATGGACGGCGACTTCGACACTGGTAACGTTCGTTACAAGTCTCGCGAGCGTTATTCTTTTGGCTGGTCAGATCCATTGGGTATGTTCGGCTCTGCTGGTGCTTAATCAGCGGCAAAGAAAAAGGGGGCTTCGGCTCCCTTTTTTGTTGCATTAGATTTATCGTAGTGGTATAAACACATTAGCCCGGGGAATCCGGTGCATCAAACTGACCCGGCAGACGACATACCGATTGATGCGCTGATCTTGTATGTAAGGACAATTTATCATGGCAATTTCTACCACACAGAGTATTTGGCGTTCAGGTGGCGGCGATCAAACTCGTACCGCTTACTGTGGCTCCGGCTTAATGGCCGCCCAGTTCTACATTTCCGGCGCTTCTGCTGCTGGTACATCCGCTAAAGTTTCTTCAGCCACTGGTGCTCCAGCAGTTGTTTTGCCTGCTGGCGCTATCGTTGTTGAGATCCAAGCTGTTTGTGCGGCCACTGGCGGTACAACTCCTACCTTTGACATGGGCTTTACTTTGTACGGTACTTCTACCGCTACAAACACAGGTTTGGTGTCTGCGGCCGTGGCCACAACTGGTAAGTTGGTGATCAATATGGCTTCAGCTACTGCTGGCGCTAACATGGGCACCACAATGTCTACAACTAAGTTGGTGACTATCACTGGCGGCGGCACTTCTGGTGATGCTCCTACTGGTGGTTCTATCACTGGTACGATTCTGTACTTCGTTGCTGACCCATTGCTTGGCCAACAAAACGATTAATTGATCTAGGGGGCTTCGTGCCCCCGTTTTAAAGGAGATTAATTATGGCAATGCAATATGACGTTAAATCGACTTCTGCGGCGGCAGGAGCTACAACCACTATCTTTGGTGGTCCAGCTCGTATCAAAGGTTTGACTATTAGCTACCCATCTGGTGGTACTGTCGTTTTAAACGATGGCACTGGTGGTACGGCTAAGTTTTCCTTTACTGCTCCAGCGGCGGCAGGCTCAATCAACATTTTGATTCCAGGCGAAGGTATTAAGTGCAACACAAACATTTCCGCAGTTTGTGCCGCTTCTACTACAGCAGTGGTGTTCTATGGCTGAAGCAAAACAAGCAGTTCTGGCTGGGCGTAAGCTATTCATAGCTATCCCAGCGTATGACGGTAAGATCAATATCAAAACTGCGTACAACCTTGCGGCGTTAATGCCTAAGGCTATGCAGTTTGGTGTTGCCGTTAATATGGGCGATGTGTCTGGGTGCTCAATCATCACTATGGCTAGAAACCAATTGGTGCATGAGTTCCTTAAGTCAGATTGCACAGAGCTATTGTTTGTTGATTCTGATGTGATTGCTACACCAGATGACATCTTAAGACTGATGGCCCAGAGCCACGGCAAAGACATCACGGCCGGCGCTTACCCCCGTAGAGCCAAAGACCGCTACTTCTTTGCTGATCTGTATTTTAATGAAAACCAAGACCTAGAGTTTGATGGCTCACTGATGCGCGTAGAGCGTGTCGGTACTGGTTTTATGTTGATCCAGCGCCATGTACTTGAGGACATGGTTAAAGCTCACCCAGAGTGGTCATACGAGTTCAAAGGCGAGCAGATCACTGCGCTATTTGACTTTCAAATCAAAGATGGAAAGTATGTAGGCGAGGATTACTTGTTTTGTGATCGAGCTCGAGAGCATGGATATAAGATTTACATTGATGTTGACATTAGTTTGCCGCACGTTGGAACAGATACGTTTGAGAATAACTTCCGAGAAGAGGTAGTGATTCCTCTACTGGAAGCCGTCCGTAAGTCCAAACTGAAAGTAGCAAATGGCTAAGACAGCAGCATGGCAGAGAAAAGAAGGAAAGAGCCCGACTGGTGGATTGAATGCCAAGGGACGCGCCTCCGCGAAAAAGCAAGGCATGAACTTGAAGCCTCCCCAGCCAGAAGGCGGCTCCCGCAAGGACGCTTTCTGTGCGAGGATGGGCGGCATGAAGAAGAAGTTAACCAGCGAAAAGACGGCCAAAGATCCGGATTCACGCATCAATAAGGCATTG